AACCTACTAATGCTGAAGAAAAAAGTTTTAAGAAAAGATACGGTGACTTACGTAGGCATTCACAGAAACAATTACAAGAACATGTAGAAAAAATAAATGCTTTGCAAAGTCAACTAGAACAGTCTACTAAACAAGAAATTAAACTACCTAAGTCTGACGAAGACATAGATGCTTGGGCAAGTCAGTATCCTGATGTTGCAGCCATAGTAGAAACTATAGCAATTAAAAAAGCTAAAGAACAATCGTCTGGCTTAGAAGCTCGTGTAAAAGAAATAGACGAAATGCGAGAAGCAGCAAACAGAGATAAAGCAGAAGTTGAATTAATGACTGCACACCCAGACTTTGCTGATATAAGAGATAGTGACGAGTTTCATGAGTGGGCAGAAGAACAGCCTAAGTCAATACAAGACGCACTATATGAAAACGATAGCGATGCTAGAGCAGCATCAAGAGCTATAGACTTATACAAAGCAGATAAAGGTATAAAGACTAAGAAGTCTTCTTCAGGTAAGGATGCAGCAAAAGCAGTATCTAAAACAAATACCAGAAGTGAACCATCTGGCGAAGATGCTGGAATGGTAAAAGAATCAGTTGTGCAAAAGATGTCTGCACAGCAATACGAGAAGAACGCAGATAAAATCATGGAAGCTATACGATCAGGTAAGTTTGTATATGATATATCTGGCAATGCTCGTTAAAAAGGTATTGACATATTTATACAATAGTGTATAACTATATGTACAATGTAGTTGCGTAGCCTCTGTAAAGATTACCTACGCAACTTATTAATAGCAAACAGCAATAATAATATAGACTACCTATTATCTTTTGGCCCATTGATGTAAGAGTCGGCCAACTTTTACTAAAATGCACCCTACTAGATTTAGCCACTACATGAATACTTGTTTCGTTTGCATCTGTAGAAAATCCAAAGGAGAAATAACATGGCATTTTCAACTGCGGCTGGGTATGGTAACTTACCTAACGGTAACTTCTCACCAGTCATTTACAGCAAACAGGTGCAACTTGCGTTTCGCAAAGCATCAGTTGTAGGAGCTGTAACAAACTCCGACTATTTCGGAGAGATAGCTAACATGGGGGATTCGGTTAAAATTATCAAAGAACCAGAAATCACTGTGAAAGCATACGCACGTGGCACAACTATCCAACCACAAGATCTTGATGACGAAGATTTCTCATTGACCATTGACAAAGCAAATTACTTTGCATTTAAAGTTGATGACATTGAGGAAGCACATTCACACGTCAACTTTCAAGACCTTGCAAGTGATCGTGCTGCTTACCGTTTGGCTGACCAATTTGACCAAGACGTTCTTGGCTACTTGTCAGGTTTCAAACAATCTGTACTGCATGGCACAGCCGACACAGTTAACGCAACCGTAAATGGTTCAGTTGCTGTATCTACTGCTGCTACAAACGAGCTACTAGCATCTATGTTAGTGGATGCTGCCGACTTTAATGGCGGTACAGCAGGCAACTCAATCGTTGCTGTTCCTCGTGCAGGTGGAGATAGCTTAAACACAACTACTGCTAAAGCATCACCTTTATCTATCATCGCTCGTATGTCAAGAAAACTTGACCAACAAAACGTTGATACATCAGGTAGATGGTTGGTCGTAGACCCTGTGTTTGCAGAGCTACTTCAAGACGAAGATTCACGTCTTCTAAACTCTGACTTCGGTGGAGCTGGCTTACAAAATGGATTAATCTTGAACAACGTTCACGGTTTTAAAGTTTATATGTCAAACAACCTACCAGCAGTCGGTAATGGTGCAACTGGTGCAACAGCAACAGGTAGCACACACTATGGTGTAATCGTTGGTGGTCACTCATCAGCAGTTGCAACAGCAGACTCAATCAATAAAACAGAAACCTACAGAGATCCTGATAGCTTTGCTGATATTGTTAGAGGCATGCATATGTACGGTAGAAAAATATTACGCCCAGAGGCATTGTCTCGTGCGTTTTATGTTTCTGGCATATAAGGAGGACTGACTAATGGCTACTTATTCATCAAGTTTACAAGCAGTTCACAGACCTTCTGCTCCTGCACCATACTTAGTAAGTAATACTATTGATATTGCGGTAGAAAACACAAATAACGCTGCGGCTCTTGCTGCAAACGATATTTTGCAAGTATTCACAATACCAACAGATACACTTATTATGGCAGCAGGGTATGAAGTTGAGGCTCTATTAACTGGAGAATCAAACGACACAACATTCAACTTAGGTATTACTACTGCCTCTACAGGTGGTATTGCTGCTGATGTTGATGAGTTCGTTGCAGCAATGGACACAGACGCTATGGCGGTTGGTTCATATGCTACTATGATTCCCGGAGTGTTCCCGAACCTTACTGGTTCTACGGCAACAACAATGGATCTTGAACTTCAAGCTGCAACTACTGCACCGACAGGTGGTAAGATTCGTGTTTGGATGGTTCTTATGAACATAGACAATCCCGGAAGTTACGATGCTGACGAAGTTGATCGTGATCAACTAGCATAATACTATTTAGTGGGGCAGGGTAAACTTGCCCCACTTATTATGATATAGGAGAAATAAAATGGCAGATGCAGTTACAAGTGAAACGCTAGTTGATGGCCCTCACAACCTTGTAATGAGATTTAGAAATGTAAGTGACGGTTCAGGAGAATCAGCAGTTGCAAAAGTAGATGCAAGTGCGTTAAGCGCAGATGCACATGGTAACGCAGTAGGCAGTGTTATTATAGAACAATTATGGTGGAATACTGTAGGTATGTCTGCTGAGTTATTTTGGAATGCAAGCACTAATGTATCTGCAAGAAAAATTAAAATTGACTCAGAAGGCTATTCTGATTACCGTGATTTTGGTGGTCTTGTAAACAATGCAGGTAGTGGCGTTAATGGTGATGTACTATTGACTACTACAGGACATAGTTCTGGGGATACCTACGACATTATTGTAGCAATGAAAAAAGTTTATTAATTTAAATATTAAGGAATACAATGGCTGAAACATACCTTACGTTAACAAATAAAGTTATAGCTAGATTAAATGAAGTTGAGTTAACATCAGCTAATTTTACATCAGCTAGAGGAATACAAGTACAGTGTCAAAACGCTGTCAATGAAGCTATTCGGTATATTAATCAAAGAGAATATAACTATCCGTTTAATCATGCTACCGCTACACAGACTCTTACAGCAGGTACAGTAAAGTATACTGTTCCTACATCTACTAAAGTAGTAGACTATAATACATTTAGATTAGTAAAAGACTCAGACTTAGGTAATGGATCTATAAGTCTAAGCCCACTAAACTACAATGACTATCTAAGAAGCTATGTAGAACAAGAAGATGAAATACAAACTACAACACTAAGTCAGTCTCACACTGACTCTGTTACTACGTTAACAGTAGCGAGTACAACAGGATTTGATAGTTCAGGTACTGTTTTTGTAGGTAATGAAGTTATGACGTATACAGCAGTAGGTTCTTCAACGACTCTTACTGGTGTCACTAGAGCTACTGGTGGAACTACTGCAGCAGCACACGCAAGTGGTGTGCAGGTTGCACAGTTTGACAATGGTGGAATACCTAAATACGTAACAAGAACTCTTGACAATAACTACATACTATATCCTTTTCCCACAAAATCTTATTCACTAAAATTTGATTACTTTACTTTTCCAACAGACTTAGCTGCACACGGTGACACTACTACTATACCTGACAGATTTGCTGCAGTTATAGTAGATGGAGCTACAGCTTTAGTGTATCAGTATCGTGGTGAAATGCAACAGTATGGTGTAACATTTACACGTTTTGAAGATGGCATAAAACACATGCAGACTCTATTAGTAAATAGATACGACTATCTACGATCAACTTTTATACCGCAGTCTACAAACTATATAGGGTCACGAACATCAACTAGGATTATTTAATGCCTGATTTAGCACAAACGCAACACTTTCCATTTGTATGTGAAGGTGGCTTAATCTCTAATCGTTCTACATTTATAATGAGAGCAGGAGAAGCGTTACAACTGGAAAACTTTGAGCCTGATGTAGAAGGTGGCTACAGACGTATTGATGGTTTTAAAAGACACATTAGATCTATTGTTCCTCAAACAAGTAGTTCTGAAGAAGCAGTATTACTAGTTACATTTTTTAATAACAACGTACTAGCAGCTAGAGGTGAAAAGATTTTTAGTTCTGCATCTACTGACTTAGGTAGAGCATCTACTAATAAAATAACTTCTAGTGAAACTATGTCTGGTTCAGGTACAGTTACAGTTAAATCTACAGATGGATTTAGTTCTAGTGGTAGCTTTGTAATTGACTTAGAAGAATTTACATATACAGGTAAAACTGCTACTACATTTACTGGTGTTACTCGTGCTACAAATAGCACATCTGCTGCTGCACATGCGGCTACAGGAGATACAAATAGAACTGTAGTATCTGAGACATGGACAGTAAGAGACACAGGAAGAACTAGCGCAGGTAAATATTCTTTTGAGAGATACAACTACGATGGTAATGACAAGATAGTTCTTGTTGATGGAACAAACGCACCTGTAGTTTTAAATACCTCGTTAGCTACAACAGATGTAAGTACTAGTTCTGTAGCAGGAGCAAGTATTGTAGCTTCATACAGAGAACATATGTTTTACGCAGGTATGTCAGGTACACCACAAGAGTTAGTATTTAGTGTACCCTTTGACGAAGATAATTTTCAAAGTGGTCAAGGTGCAGGTAGTATTAAAGTTGATGATACTATTGTAGGATTAAAAGTTTTCCGTGACGCATTATTTATATTCTGTCAAAATAGAATATTTAAATTGACAGGTAGCTCTTCTGCTAACTTTGCAGTTACTCCTGTTACAAGAGACATTGGTTGTATAAATGGTAAGACAATACAGGAATTTGCAGGTGATCTAATATTCTTAGGGCCTGATGGTTTACGAACAGTTGCTGGTACACAGAACATCGGTGACGTTAACATTGGTACAATTAGTAGTAATGTTCAGTCTATATTTGATGATAACATTTTAGACTCTGCTGTATTTGAGTCTGTAGTTATACCAGAAAAAACACAGTATAGATTATTCTTTACTAAGACTGCAGGACTAGAAAGTAGAACAGAAGGTATTATCTGTGTACTTAAACAGCAACAAAGTGGACAACCAGCCTATGAGTTCTCTAAGATAAAAGGAATTAAACCTGCGTGTACTGACTCATTTATTGAGCAGGGTAACATTATGATTTTACATGGTGGGTTTGATGGGTTTATATATAGACAAGAAGAAGGCAACGACTTTAATGGGGTAGCAATAGACGCAAAGTATCGTAGTTCTGACCTAACTATGGATGATCCCGGAATAAGAAAACACATGAAAAGGGTTATAGTTAACTTTAAACCTGAATCTAGTATTGACGCAGACTTATTTGTAAGGTATGATTATGAAAGTGCAACATCTGCTAGACCAGCAGCATACCCACTAGATTCTTCTGACATTGCTGGTATATACGGAGTATCAGTATATGGTGGGCCTACATACGGTGGAGCATCACAGCCACTCGTAAGACAGCCAGTAGAAGGATCAGGATTTGCGGTAGCATTAAGAGTTAACGATGGTGGAATAACTGCACCATACTCACTAAAAGGTTTTCAATTAGAATTTGACTTAGGAGCTAGAAGGTAAATGGGAGCAACTTATACAAGACAGTCTTCGTATACTGATGGAGATGTAGTACAAGCAGCAGACAGTAATGATGAGTTTGATCAACTCGTTGCTGCATTTGCTGCATCTACAGGACACACACACGATAATACTACAGGAGAAGGTGGCCCAATAACTAAGCTACTTGGCACTTCTATTACTATAGGTGACGCTACAGCAGGTACAGACATAACAGTAACATTTGATGGTGAATCAAATGACGGTGTATTTAAATGGATGGAAGACGAAGACTACTTTGAGTTCTCTGATGACATACTCGTAGCTTCTACAGAAAAACTACAGTTTCGTGATACAGCAATATATATTAACTCTTCAGCAGATGGACAGCTAGATCTTGTAGCTGACACAGAAATACAGATAGCAGCTACTACTATAGACATGAATGGTGCTGCTGATATATCTGGCAACCTAGCAGTAGGTGGTAACTTAACAGTAGCAGGTAATGCAACAGTTACAGGTACTACTACATTTAATGGTGGCACACTTACGTTAGGTGACAGTGCGTCAGACAATGTTGTGTTTGGTGCAGACGTAGACTCACACATCATACCTGACGATGACAATACGTATGACTTAGGTAGTGCTAGTCAAGAGTGGCGTGACATTTTTATAGATGGCACAGCTCACATTGATACACTTGACGTTGACGTTAATGGTACTGTAGCTGGTACACTAGGTGTAACTGGAGCTATAACTGGCTCTAGTACAATAGTTGGTACTACTATATCAGCAAGTACAGCGTTTGTTCCTACAGTAGCTGACGGTGCTACACTAGGTACATCTAGCCTAGAGTTTGGTGATCTTTACTTAGGTGACTCAGGAGTTATTTACTTAGGTGCTGACCAAG